TTCCAGAAGCATCACTGTGTGTGTATCCAATCATGAACTCGTTCTCATCCCCGCGGAACCCCATGGCCACGTTGGCCGTCGGACGTCGCATGATGATACCCAGATCATTGGTATCTAGTGGATTATGGTTACCCACGAGAATCAGGGGATCGTCTACCGTCAGGTTATTCGCTGAAATCTGTGTGACATTTCCATAAGTGACTAAGTTGCCATAAATACTCACGTCTGCATCCATACGGAGGGTACCCACAGATGGCACTTGGATTGTTGAATCCGTGAGAACATTTCCATCCGTCACTACGGGGACGTACCCCGCGGATAAATCATTCACCTTGAGTGTATTGGCCGTGAGGGTGTTCCCCACTACAATATTACCCGCCGTTGTCAGGGATGTCCCCGTGTTCGTGAGGTCAAGACTAGCCGATGTGGTAGCACCTCTACCCGTGATGTCATTGAATGAAAGATTTGTCAGTGAACTTCCATCACCGATGTATGTATTCGCTGAAATATTTGACGATGTTATGAGAGCTGTAGCCCCCGTATCTGTCATGAACAGTTTGTCACCGAGTGAAAACTTATACACGGGATTCGTGTTATTGACTGCAATTTTTTCATCAATGAGTAACCGGGATGAATTTATTTGGCCAGACACTTGTATCTGATTGATAGCATCGAGAGGATTAATTATTACGGACGTACCTATCTTCATGTAGTCGGTATACGACTTCCCATTCACTTGAAGGTTGTACACCCCCGTGTTGCCCATGAAGACGGTGTTGCTCACGGAGAGGATGTGTTGAGGGTTGTTATTGGCTATGCCCACGTTGCTCGTGGTCGTGTTTCCCACTGCGGTCACTTGTTCTAGACTTGGTGTACCCAGTGCTTGACTCGCCAGTACCCCAGAGTTTTTAATCTCTTTGGTGGTGGTATCATACAGCATGATATAGGAAGTTGGGTTGTTATCGGTTCGTATGGGTGTCATATACATTGCACCGGGTGTTGCGGCATCTATCTGTGTGTCGGATGCGTTGAAAACGATGGTATTCTCCGCTTGTTCGTCTGTACAATTTTTACCGAATCGAATCTTCGTCGATCCCTCGACTGTACTTAGATTCTTCACCATGTAATATAGTAATGCATTTTAATTTGCATACATGAGACCCGCCATACCGTTGTCTATACGAAGTATGTTATAGTTGACGGCGTATATGGGGTCTGTGATGAGCTTAGACTGACTATGTATCTTGGCGGAATCGAGCCTGCTGAAGTTCAAGGACCCCGTGGGTTGTAGGGAGCTCGTGTTGAGACAGAAGCAATACAAGAAGAAGTCGGGGCTCGTCACGAAGTTCGTATGATAATAATTCATGACGTCGATGAAATGAGGTTTGGCCCACTTGAAGATACCTATGTCGACACTGTTGATGCTCAGTTTGACTTTATTGTCCGTCGAAGTGAGAGCACCCCCTGTGGCGGTGTTTGAACACGCCAAGTACTTGACGGGGTGGTTGAATGTCAATTCCTGAACGAGCTCCCCCGAGGGGATACTCTTCTGCACTTGCGTGATGAGAATGTTGTTGGGTCGTGAAGCGATGTTTCCACGTTCTTCATTATCCAAGTAATAGTAATTGGAGTAGGCTTCCACGTTGTAGCCACCGGCGGCTGGACCCCAATGGATTCTTATTTCCACGTTGTGATATTGGAGGGCCACTAAGGGTATGGCAGATTGAGGTCCTTCACAGAAGAAGAAACGCAGTGGGTAAAAGTAAGACCTGGCACTCACACCGGGGTGAGTCCCGTTGGAACTCTTGGAAACATTTTGAGCGAAAGTATCTATGGCAATCTTTTCGGTGAAGATGGCATCTTGGGTATCTATGACGTGTCCCCCGATGAGAAGTTCAACGTGGTCGATGATGGTGTCCCATCTTTGAATATCGAGCGCCTGTGAGAGGTTGTCGATTGTGAAATATGTATAGCCTAAGAGGTCACCACTTCTCTCAAACTTTATGGTGGACATGGAGTTACCTTTCACAGCCCCTTGAATCGTCTGTTTTTCGACAGACTGTGAAAAGTTGGAATGTCTCTTGAAGGTGGAACTGAAGAATGAAATTTCAGGTTCACCTATGATGTGTTCATCTTGAGCACCGACGGCGATGAGTTGTACTATTCCAGAGGACATTTATAATACTACAGTTTTAAAAATAAACAAACTAACGCCCTGGGAGATTGGGATTCCTACATATAAATCGTAAAATGAAATAGTTATCAACGGCACCTGGAATAGTATCACCATCCTGATTACGCAGAGTGAAACTCAAACGTCCAAGTTTCCTGATGGGAGTAATGTACTGCTGTACGACTGGGTAATTGTCAGCAAAGTTGAAATTACCTGCACCGTCACATAGGAGTGTACCGAATGAACGATTCAGGGAAGTTAAAGAAGATTGGCCATCTAAATCCGACGTGGCGCGTTGACTGAAGTTAGTGTTTAATTCATCGATTGAAATATGACATACATTTGAGGAACTGGTATGTATCTGCGCCGCCGTGAGTCGAACCTGCACAACATTCTCCAGTGGCTGTTGCAGGTACACCGAAAAGGTGTTTTTACTCACCTGGTCAGCGGTGTCTACTATGATGGTGTGATATTCATGTTCATAATCGGGGAGTGTGGGTTGTGGCGCGGTCACTAAAGCCATTTATAATAGCTTAGATTAAAACACCACCGATTCCGTCGCTGATTTCATAGCTCGCGTGGTCGGCGACCAGCTTCTGGCCCCCGCAGATACCCTGGACATCGATGTTGTAAAAGTCAGCCTCCTTGGTAGGGCCCGCGAGGCATTCGGTGCTGCGGGGGAGGGCGAAGAGGGGTTGCTCACTGACGGGTGCGACGGTGATTTCCCTGGGCTGGTACATGCTCTTCTTCACGCTGGGGGTACCCATGAACATGAGAACCACGAGGAGAATCACGACGACGGCGATCGCGTTGAGTGTGCTGCGGTTTGTGGCGTTGAGTTTCATTTATAGTGTACGGATATTTTTTTGTTAAGTGCGTTAAAGAGAAAGGAATAGTTTATCATAGAGAGTAATGGACGGTGAAATTATTCTCGATCGTGGAGATTCTACTATTATGAAGCTCGATGAAAATGAACAGGCTATGTTGGATGAGATTCAATTGGATTTCCCTAGACCGCAGACGATGTCTCGTGGGAGGACCACCCCAGCTTTCAGGCAACCTCAGAGACAGATGTATCAAGAGGACATCAATGAGTTCGCAAATCCTATGAAACAGAATGCCCCTCCCCCTCCTCAGCAAGAAGATCCCATAGATTACGGAGAGGAAGAGGAGGAAGAGTATGAGGGTGGGTACGAGGGTCCCGTAGAAGAAGAGGAACAACCTTCCCCTGGATACAAGACCGTGGATGAGGAGAAAGCTGACCTCGTCAACAAACTGGGGCGGCTTGAGAAGAAGGGTTTCGCAGTCAATAAGAGACTCAATGCATACTCCCCAGTTGACGAACTTCGCACAGAGGTGAAGCGAATCACGTACAGCATAGAGGTTGACAAGTCTGTGAAGTTTTCGAGGCGTATGCTCATCGCATGTGTGACTGGTCTTGAGTTTTTGAACAAACGCTACGACCCCTTCGATATTCAGCTGGAAGGGTGGTCCGAGAATATCATGGAGGGTGTTGATGATTATGACGAAGTCTTTGAAGAGTTGTTCGTTAAATACCGTACGAAGATGCACATGGCTCCCGAGGTGAAGCTCATCATGATGTTGGGTGGCAGTGCTATGATGTTCCATCTCACCAATAGTATGTTCAAGTCCGTGATGCCTAACGTGAACGACGTTATGAAACAGAACCCCGACCTCATGCAGAACATGATGAGCGCCGTCCAGAACACGATGGGTGCTGGGGCTTCAGCCTCGGGGGTGAGTGGGTCTTCCCCATCGACCACCGGTCGTCACGAGATGCAGGGGCCGGGTCTGGACATCTCCAGTCTGATGGGTAACATCATGATGCCCCCGGTACCCCCTATGAACACGATGCAACCGCAGTCGAGACCCCAACCCATTGACGACGTTGAGGACGACATATCAGACATTGTGTCGGACCATGGTGGGGGTGATGATGCCGGTGACGATGATATCAAGGAAGTGAAGATGCCTCCAGCAAAAGCCAAGAGGGGTCGTAAGAAGAAGGTTGAAATTAATTTGTAATCCTACTATAAATGATAGGCTACTGTCCCATAGAGTTTTATGAACCCCCAGGGCCCATAAATCCCGAGAAACGTCGGGCCCCTATTGTGAAAAAAGAACCCATGGTCATGGATGAAACTACTGAATGCAATTATGTCGTCATGTTTTTCATCGTCGGTGTGATTGCCCTCGCGGCGATGGATGCGGTGAAGAAGTAAAAAAGTCGCGTGACAATAGAGTGTTAAAAATTTTAGGTGAACCCCTGGTACGTTTTTGTGGAGTATTCCCCATTTAACGTATTTGGTATTCCTTTGGCGAAAGATTCCCCTCTCGTAACATGTTTTTTTCGTCATCGGGAAGTAAAAACGTGTTCATCCTATAAATTTACCGGAAAAATGTGCCAAACCCCCACCATAATATATATCAGTTCCACTCTGAACACTATAGATATATGGTTCTATGTAATCCCCCTTTACCAGCTCGAGCATAATATCAGCAGTATTATAATCATGATCACTGATCGCTGTTACATATGTGAAGGAAATGCCTCTGATAGAAATTAGCGTTCCATTCTTAGCGAAAGACAATTCACTTGAACCAGTACCGGATACATATCTATGCAAAGCAGCGAACTGGAATTCATACACCCCATCTACTGGGGCGGTAAATCTACTCAGTGATGTATTATAATGAGCTCCAGTGTTTACATACGTCAGATTAAACACGTTCGCTACACCCGCTGTACTGATCGAACCACCAGTATTGTTATGCGCATAAAATCGGGGGTTATTGTTTCTGATTATACCATTAACCTCCAAGGCCTCCGTGGGGTTCGTCACACCCACACCCAACTTCCCCGCGATGGTGGCACCACCACCCACGGCCAATACTTCGTCAGGGGGGCCGTAGTTGTAAAGTTCTCCCATTTCTTGTGCGGCAAACCCATATGTAAAAAGGGGTGTACCGATATTCCCGTTAAGCCCTTCACCGAATATAATTCTATTTAAGAGTGAAGTGGAAAAGGGTGAGATTGAACTCGTTATAACCTGTATTGTATTTATGTATAGCTTAAACGTGTAGCTAGTGCCTGCGAGTCTATTGATTTCTATAAATATATGATACCAGGTATCATTCGCAAATGTTTGAGAAGAAGTAAAATCTGTACCATTGACATTTAATTTTACAGTATCATTTTTAAATGATAAAATAGTGTGACCACCTAAATCCAACACCTGTTCATACGAAGTATTGATACTATCGAATCTTACCCATAATGAAATATATTCATCGGTATTCGCGGTATTATATCCTTCATAATTATCTGTTAATACGTTGCTCGTAGCACCTGTGAAAGTAAATGATTTTAAACCTGTATTGTGAGTGACGTTGCTCGTAGCACCTCTCATAGTGGTGGTTCTGTCATACCAAAAACTAGTGTTATTCACTATACCACCTTGTAGCACTGTATCATCACGCGTGTTATAAAAAAGATAACAACCTGTTTTATCCGTATTTGGTGAGGCAACAAGGTTTATATCATTGAAAGCTCGCCAGTCTAATTGTCTATAAGAACCTATTGATGTTTTTGATTTTATATACCCATCACCTTTCACGTCTAAATGTGCGGACGGTTTAGCAGTATCGTCATAACCTATACCGACATTACCATTATGTGTGACTATCACGACTGGGTTTTCTGTATACCTCGATTCACTCCCTGATGCATCTCCACGCGGTACATCTAAAATGATATTTGGTGCTTTTATTCTCACCCTATCGGGTTCCATATTTCCCCCACCTATTGCAGGGAGTTTAGCTATAAGAATTTCTGAAGATACGATAGAATCATAAACTCTACTCTCTATAGTAGAACATTCGTAATAATTATCACCGTTTGTACCCCCAAATAATATCCGTTTTGTCCCATCCGTTAAACTATTGTCATTCGAGCCAATGTACAAACCTTCCGTTTTTATGTACCCACTGAATAAAGAATTCCCGTTGTATACAGCTGTTAAGTCATATTTGAAAACGTGCACACTGCCCACATTAGTATTGAAACCTGGTGCAGATACAGCTACAAATTCACCATTGACCATTGCGTAATCGAACCCATGTAGATTTTGATTTAGATACCCATACCCAGGGATTTTTGATACAGGACTACCTGTATCATAAAAAGAAGACCCATTCCAGTCGAAAACTTGTGAAAACATTTCTATATTAAAATCTGCCTTGCCTATTCTCCCCCCATCATAAGATAAAGCGCTTCCCCAACCAGAACGGCTGAAGTGATTACCATCGATTTTTTGTGACAATTCCCATATATTATCTATACCATTGTATGTATAATATTGTAGACGACCATGACCCCTCTCAAAATCCCTAGTTACATCTTTTACTCCCTGTTCTACACTTATTATTAATAACACTGTACCATCATGACTTATATGTGAATTAAAACCAAAACCTGGTAATGTACCTTTTAGAGGGTCCCACCCGTTCAACTGTATACCGTCGGGGTTACCTCGTAACAACTGACCCACCTGAGTTACACCTGTCGTCCAATCCCCATTTAATGGGCACTTGAATACTCTACTGTGTCCAATCTGGAAAGATCCACAGTCATCGGGGATATTAACGGGGTTATCCGAATGGTATGCATTACTTTGGTATATCTGTGTCGCATCTGAGTTTGTAGTATCTATCTGCGACAGGCGAGTCCCAGGAGCTCCGACTACAATATGGTCACCGAAAGCTGACATGGCCACAGAATAACCATACTGTGAATAACTACTGGCAACGTTTATATATGTAAGATTTGAAAGAGCAAAAGGTGGTAGGGCTCTGCCATACGATAAAGGTGTAACATTTTCAAAATCAGTACCAACGTTAGAAAAATCGAGATCCCAACTACCACTCCGTTCTTCATAAACATATATAGTATTCACATCGGGGGCACCTACACATAATCTAGAAGAAATGTCGTTAGCTAAGGATATACAGTGCCCAAAACTTGATATTGATGTATCTATCACGTGTGTCATAGCCCAATTTGTAGAATAATCATACACATAAACGTTCGAACACGTATTCGCCCCTACAATAATTCTATCCCCTGTCCAATTTATATCTATACTATTCCCAAAACGGGAATACGTATGAGGTCCCACTATATTACTACCGACTTGAGTCCACGTATTCGATATTTCGTCATAATCCGAAACATATACATAACCTGTTTCAAAATTACAACCCGGTGCACCTACAGCGAGACGTGTACCAGTAAA